TTCAATTACTTCAAGATAAGAACACTAAAATGGTTTTCTGTAAAGGCCCAGCAGGAACAGCCAAAAGTTTACTTAGCGTATATGCAGCTCTAAATGCTATAAATCAGAAAAAAATTGGCGAAATATTTTATGTTCGTAATCCTGTAGAAAGTTCTTCTCACAATTTAGGCTTTCTTAAAGGCGATCTTCACAGCAAATTAGATCCTTATCTTCAACCATTAATGGACAAGCTTTATGAATTGCTTCCAAAAAATCAAGTAGAAATGCTATTAAAACAAGAACGTGTTAAAGGATTACCAGTAGGATTTCTTCGCGGTTTGAGTATTAATGCTAGTTATATTATATGTGACGAAGCTCAAAATTTAAGTGTTCATGATTTATTATTAATCACCACAAGAATGGGTAGGTTCAGTAAATTGATATTAATTGGAGATATTCGTCAAGCAGATATTAAAAATAGTGGTTTTGAAAAAATATACAATTTATTTGACGACAAAAAAAGTAACGATAAGGGAATATGCACATTTAAATTCGGTAGAGAAGATATCATGAGAAATGATATTTTAGCTTATATTATAGAAAAATTTGAAGAATTGAATTAATAATGTTTTGAATTTTATTAATATATATAGTATAATATATATATTATGTTAAAGATATATTGTCAAGATTGTGGATCTCCTACCTCGTATACCAGTTTAAAACCTAAATTTTGCAGTTCATGTGGAAAATCATTTGATAAAACTATTGTAGTTAATAAGGTACAAATGGAAAGACCCACATTTACAAAACCTCAAAGACCCCAAAATATTCAAAAACAAGTTAAATCAAATATAGATGAAGATTACGATTACGATGATAATGAAGATACTGGTAATGTTGATTATGTGCCAAACATAAATAAAATTGATATTGAAATAAGCGAAGTTAGACCTACTAAAATTAGAATGGGAGATATAATCTCAAATCTTCCAGAAGAAGCTTTCTCTAGTACTGAAAACATTAAGCCAACTAAAACAAAAAAGGGTAAAGCTGTACCCAAAAAGAACAAGCAAAAAAATTCAGAATTCTTAAATCAATTTAAGGCGGAAGCTGGAACTTTAAGACCATCTTATGCAAGAAATAGGAAAGAAATAGATGGCTAAGAAAACAAAGTTTGAAGATAGAATTGATGAAATAAACACTGAAATTTTAAAAAGAAAAAATAAGTGGAATTTGACAGCTATTGCTTGGATGGATTTTGCAGATGTTTCTCAAATTTTAAGATTTCATATTTATAGAAAATGGCATTTATATAATCCAACAAAACCATTAGCTCCTTGGGTTAATCGTATTATAAGTAATCAAATTAAAAATTTAATACGAAACAATTATAGCAACTATACCAGACCTTGTCTTAAATGTTCTGCAGCAGAAGCAGATGATGGTTGTGCAATTTATCAAAAACAATGTGCGAATTGTCCTCTTTATGCAAACTGGTCAAAAAGCAAAAAGAATGCTCATGATACTAAATTAACTTTAAGTTTAGAAAATCATGTTCAAGAAATACATGAGATTCCAAACGAAAATTTTAACATTGAACAAAGCGTTTCAAATACTCATAAGAAAATGGAACAAGTTTTAAAACCTATAGAATGGAAAGTATATACTTATCTTTATATAGAAAACAAGAACGAAGAACAAACAGCAAAATTAATGGGCTACAAAACTACAGAAAAAAATAGAATGGCAGGATATAAGCAAATTAAAAACATTAAAAAAGCAATCATAACAAAAGTTAAAAAACATTTATACAATGGAGATATTGATATATCATGAGCGAAGATATTCCAATTTTAACAGAAGAACAACAATTAAAACTATTAAATGAATGGAATAACCGTACCGATAATCCACCATCATTAGTAGAGTTAGTTCAATTAGCTTTTGGAAGAGATGATTTAGATGGCAGAAGCAAAGAGGGAAAAGCTGTTAAAAATTTTTTAGCTAGTAGACAAATTAAACCTAAGAAGAGTCATGAGTATCAAGCTAAAGGACTTATTGAATTATCTATAGAACAAAAAGAATACATTAGTAACAATTGTCATACAATGACAGGGCTTGAAATGTCAAAGATACTATTTAAAAATGAATCCTTAACTAATTTATGCCAAGAAACTAGAAGTGTTTTGGAGTATATGAAAAATATACCCAGTAATATCAAATTCAATAATACAGAAAACGAAAACGCAGCAACAGAAGGATATAAGCCACCTCGTAGTGAAGAAAGAATGATAGTTAAAATTAATAAATATGTTTTAGATGGTATTGATAAAAACAAACTTACCCATAAACATAAAAAAGAAATTAATTCACTCATTAGTTACATGAATACTCATAGATTTATTCATCAAATGAACATTTATGATAATGAAGCTGATAGAGAACTTTTTGAAAGTAGTTTTGTTAGATATACTTACGACAAAGGAGACCTTTCTCAAGAAGAAGTAGATCAATATATTGTGCTTTGTACAGAAGTTGTTATATCTTCTAATATTCAACAAACAATTAATGTACTACAACATCAAATTGAGCTCTCCATGCAAGAAGATGGTAAGATCCCAATGGCTCTTGTCGAAGCCAGTAGTACAGCTAGAAAAGAATATAATGATTGCGTAAATCGTCAGCAAAAATTAAACAATGATCTTAAGGTAAAACGTAGCGATAAATTAAGCAAGCAAGTAAAAGAAACCGCATCAGTTATAAATCTTGTTCAGATGTGGAAAGAAGAAGAGAGTAGAGCTAAACTTTTAAAGATGGCCGAAATGAGAAAGAAAACTATTGAAAAAGAGATAGATAGATTATCTACAATGGAAGAAATAAAATGCAAGATATTAGGAATCTCTAGAGATGAGATTTTAAATGGATGAGCGTAATATGTAAAGTAGATGGTAAAGAGTTCAAAGATGAAAAAAGTCTTCATCTTGCTCTTAGGGGATATGGTTTAAATAAAGAAAAATACTATCACACTTATTTTCCCAAGAAAGATTTATTAACTGGAGATGTTATATTATTTAAAACAAAAGAACAATACTTAAATAGCGATTTTAATGATAAGAATAACATGAAGAAATGGCTAAAACAGCAGCCATTAGAAGAAGCTCAAGACTACTGCAAGAATCTTTTGGTAAAAAGAAAAAACGAAAAGAACCTAATATATTCTCCAACTCAAATAGAGCTTAGAACAATAATGAGTCCATCTGTAATTTCTTATAATCAAATATTTGAGGACTACTATCGATTATGTTCTGAAGTAGGATTAGAAAATAAATATATTCACCCAAATGCAATAACCAATCAATTTAAAAATAAATTATCTTCACAAGATATCATTTACGTAGATACAAGAGAACAAAATTGGCTTAAATTTAATATACCATTTGAAATTAAGACTTTATCTTTTGGAGACTATGCTTGTAGCAATGACAATTGTGGTTGTTATATAGAAAGAAAAAGCTTAAGTGATTTCATTAGCACTTTAAGCGCGGGTAATTTTGATAGGTTTAAAAATGAGATAGATAAGTCTAGAAAAAACAACTGCAATCTTATAGTTATTGTAGAAGAAAAGCTAGCTAACGCTTTGAGCTTTCAATATCTTCCTCATATTAGCAAAAAGATTAAAGCTACTCCAGAATATATCTTTCATAACGTAAGATCTCTTATTCAAGAGCATAGTAATCTACAATTTTTATTTGTAGATGGCAGAGAAGAAATGAAAAGAGTAATTGAATCTATATTTGCAAGTAAATGTTTTCATAGTAAAGTAGATCTTCAATTAGCTTATGATATGAAACTATTATGATATACTGTCCAGAAAAATATATTAGAGAAGTTAAAGATGTAAATGCTGAACTAGCAGAACTCAAAGGCTATCTTAATGATAAAGAGGCTAAAATTAGTTTAGCAAAATTTCTTAGAGCAAATCTTGGGTTTACAACAGAACTTATTAGTGGAGTAAAGCTAGCTCCTTACCAAGAAATCCATCTTAAAGCATTAATGAATAGAAATTTTAATATGTGCGTCTTTGGTCGTGGTTGCGGTAAGTCATTTATTGCTGCAGTATTTTGTTTTCTTCAGTGTGTATTTGAACCAAATACTAAAATTCTTATAGCTGGTCCAACATTTAGAACTGCTAGATTTATCTTTAATAATTTAGAAAAGATAGTTGAAAGTTCTGGTGCTGAATTACTTGCTCAATGTTTTGGAGCAAAAGCAAAACGTAATGATCAATTTGAATGGCAAATTAATGGTGGAAGTATAGTAGCTATTCCTCTTAACGGAGAAAAAATTCGAGGATTCCGCGCTAATATTCTTGTGCTTGACGAGTTTCTTTTGCTTCCAGAAGAAATTATTAAAAATGTATTAATGCCATTCTTAGTAGCTCCACAAAACATCAAAGAGAGAATGGAGATACGAGAATTTGAAGACAAATTAATTGAAGAAGGCTTAATGAAAGAAGAAGATAGAATGGTATTTGAAAACACAAGTAAAATGGTAGCATTGTCTTCTGCTAGTTATACTTTTGAAAATCTTTACAAAACATATTCAGAATGGTGTGCAAAAATCATAGAAAAAGAACAAGGCGAAGCAAAATACTTTGTAAGTCAATTAAGCTATGAAGCTTTGCCAGAAGAAATGATCGATAAAACAATTATTGAAGAAGCTCAAGCTGGCGGATCAAGTCATAGTAGTTTCCTTAGAGAATATTGTGCTCGATTTACGGATGGTAGCGATAGTTATTTTAATGCAAAAAAGATGGAAGAATGTACCTTGAAATTAGGAGAAAAACCTCATACTCTTTTAAAAGGTGAATCATCTAAAAAATATATTCTTGGAATCGATCCTAATATGAGCGATAGTCCAAATGCGGATTATTTTGCTATGGCAGTATTAGAAATAGATGAAGATACAAAAACTTCAACATTAGTCCATACTTATGCTGGCTTAGGTAATTTAAAAAATCATGTTGCATATTTTCATTATATAATGACTCATTTTAATATTATATTTATCATACTTGATAATGCGGGTTCAGATGTATTCTTGTCTAGCTGTAATGAATCAGAGCTATTTAAAAAAGATAAATTAAATATTAAATTATTGGATTTTAATTCAGATTTAGAGGGTCTAGATTATGATTTAATGATACGGGATATTAGGAATAAATACAATTTACAAGATGGTAGAATAGCTATTAATCAAGTATTTACTAGCAATTTTATTAGAAAAGGTAATGAATATTTACAAGCTTGTATTGATTATAAGAAAATTTGGTTTGCTTCTAATACTGGTGGTAATGAAGATTTCTTTAATAAAGTAATGAATAGTAATGCTAATTTAAGTTTAATCCGCACAGAAGACAAGAAAGATTGGACTACTTTAGATTTTATAGAAAATCAAGATGATTTCATATATCAAACTAAGAAACAATGTGCTTTAGTTGAATATACATCTACTAGCCGTGGTAATCAAAACTTTGATTTGCCTCAACATTTAAAAAGAAGTGCCTCTGCTAATAAAGCCAGAAAAGACAATTATTCAGCTTTAATGCTTGCAAATTGGGGTTATAAATGCTATAATGATATTATGTCTCAGCCAGAAATATTAGAAATTCCAACTTTTTCGCCTATAATGATTACATAAAGTGTAATAATTTAAACAAATGTCTAAAAAAAATCAAAATAAAACAAAAATCGCTAAAAATAGCGATATTCAACCTCTAATGGTATCCGAAGCTAGTACTAGTAAAATGTATGAAGCAAAAGCGTCAGATGATACAAGATCTAGAAGAAATTTAGCTGGAAATATAGTAAGAACTGAAAGATATAAGAATATTGATGATGGATTGATACCTTTTAAATATTCTACTGGTATTAAAGGCAGTTCAAATATCAATATTAGAGATGCTGTTATTCTTTGTCAAAAATGCTATTATAACTTTGCAATTTTCCGTAATACTATTGATTTAATGACAGAATTTAGTTCAAGTCATATATATTTTCAAGGTGGAAGTCAAAAAAGCAGAGATTTCTTTTCTGCACTTTTTAAAAAGATAAATATATCTGACCTACAAGATAAATTTTTCAGAGAATATTATCGTTCTGGCAATGTATTTCTTTATAGGTTCGATACTCAAATTCAAGATTCTGACATAAGTAAAATCACTCAAACATTTGGCTTAACAAGCAAAGCTTCTGTTAGTTTACCAGCAAGATATATTGTTTTAAATCCAGCAGATATTCAAATTGGTGGAAGTATTAATTTTGCAGTTGGTAGATATTATAAGATTCTAAGTGATTATGAATTAGAGAGATTAAAGAATCCAAAAACAGATGAAGACAAGGAAGTATTTAATAGTTTACCAAAAGAAACTCAAAATCTAGTAATGCAAAAAGGCATAGGAATATTAAGTATTCCATTAGAAAGAGATAAGATTGCAGCTGTATTTTACAAGAAGCAAGACTATGAGCCATTTGCTGTTCCTATGGGTTTTCCAGTATTAGAAGATATTAATTGGAAAGCTGAGATGAAAAAAATGGATATGGCAATTACTAGAACTATGCAACAAGCTGTTCTTTTAATTACTATGGGAGATACTCCAGATAATGGCGGTATTAATCAAAAGAATCTTGAAGCAATGAGGACTCTTTTTGAAAATCAAAGTATTGGTAGAGTTCTTATTGCAGATTATACAACAAAAGCTCAATTTGTTATTCCAGAAATTGGTAATCTAATTGGTCCAGAAAAATATGAAGTTGTAGACAGAGATATTCAAATTGGATTAAATAATATTCTTATTGGTAGTGAAAAATTTGCTAATACAAGTATCAAAGTCCAAGTATTCATGGAAAGATTAAAGCAAGCTCGCCAAACTTTTATTACTGAATTTTTAGTTCCAGAAATCCGCAGAATAAGCAAAGATCTTGGTTTTAAAAATTATCCAGAACCAGTCTTTGAAGATATTGATCTTAAAGATGATGTTCAATATTCTAGAATATTTAATAGATTAATGGAACTTGGCATCTTAACTCCAGAAGAAGGACTAAAAGCTATCGAAACAGGTAGGCTTCCAACCAATGAAGAATCACTTGAGTCACAACAAAAATATAAAGATTTAAGGGAACAAGGATTTTATCAACCATTAATTGGTGGAGCTCAAAGTGCAGGTGCTGGAAGACCTTCTGGATCAACTGGAATTCCTCAAAGCACTAAAAATGTTAAACCAATCGGTCAAGGACAACAATCAAAAGCTTCTTTTGATGAAAAATATAGCGTATTAAAAATTAAAGAAAATCTCTCTAAAGCTCAAAAATTAGAAGAAGAAGTGGGTGCAAAATTAAGAGAAATGCATAACATTAAAAAAATGAGCAATCAACAAAAAGAAATAGCAGAACAAATTTCTCATATCATTATTGCTAACGAAAGCCCAGAGAATTGGAATGACAAAATATCAGATTATATTTCTAATCCAGTAGACTCAAATGAAGAAGCAGTAAAAGAAATTCAAGAGATCGCTTATAATCATCAACTCGATAGTTATATCTCAAGCATATTAAGGCATAGTAAAATCTAATTTAAATTAAATTAGACTAAATATTAAAACCAAATATTAATTCCACCAGATGGAGCACATAGGAAATTTCTATTATTTCCACTATTTAATACAATTGGGTTCCCATTAGCTATAAGAAATCCACTATCAAATATTCTATCTGTTCCAGGATTTGCGTAAACACTAATTCCTAAATTAAATCTATTTCTAATTTCTACTTCCATACCAGCTATAGCTGCAGGAAGAGTTAAAGCTCCATTTGCTACTCCAGCCCCAGTTACAATAACTTTATCACTAGCAATTGTAGTTGAACTAGCTTGTGTAGTTACTCCTGCTCCACTGGAAGTAACAATACCTCTTAAAAACTTTCCAGTTATTAAAATTTGATCTGCATAAGCATCACCTAAGTTAGTATTTCCATTAACATTTAAATTTCCTGTTAGTGTACTATTTGCAGCGACTTGCAATGTATTAGTAAAAACGTTTGACCATGGAAGAGCAGAACTTCCTAAAGCTCTAGCATTCGGAGTAGATGGCAGTAAATCTGTATTTGCTCTTGCATTAAAAGTAATTGTATCAGATGTAGCATCTCCTAGAGTTGAATTTCCATTTACAGTTAAATCTATATCTACAGTTAAATTATCATCTGTTTTTAAAGTATTTGCGGCGGAACGATAAAGATTTGTATCATGAGCGATTGTCATTCCAACATTAGCATTTGTATTACTTAAATGTAAAGTATTTTTTCCGCCATCTAAAGTAATTCCAAAACGATCATCGGTAGATAAAACGTTTGAACCAGAACGATAAAGAGTACAATCTCCACCAATAGTCATTCCAACGTCAGCTGTAGTATCAGTTAAATTTAAAGTATCTTTTCCATAATTTCCACTTACATTCCATCTTAAATTAGAAACCCAACCACTAGCAGGAGTTGAAGTTTTATATACAATATGTTTATCTTTTACTCCTCGTGTATCTACCGTACTTGTAGTCTTTAATATTAATCCACCAAAATCTGCTCCAGCATCATCCGAGAAACCGACAGTACTATAATCTCCTCCACCGATAGAAGCACCAGTTTGTACATTAAGTTCAAGATTTTTATCTTCAGCAATAACTTGAGATACTGCAAATTGAGCAGTAGTTCCATATACATTTAAATTTCCAGTAACATTAAGGTCACCATTAACATATCCAGTTCCATCTAATCTGAAATTTCCACCACTTACATGCAATAATTGTACTGGATTAATTGTACCAATACCAATTTTGCCTTGATTAAAAGCTGTTCCCTCTACTCTATAGTAATTCTCATGATATTCTGGAATATAAGACATAGTTACCTTTTACCTTTCATTTTATTACACCAAAAACCAGCCACTTCCATTACTTAAAAATTCATAACTAGCAAATCTTTGATCTATCATAAATCCAGTAAAGAATAAGTCTATTTTTTCTGAACCAGTAGCAAAAACCATAATATTACCTTTTCCTAGATTTTTCACAGTATATAATACGCCACTATTTTGAGTTACTGGTGGTAAATATAAATTAGTAGTTTTCATTATTGGGGTATTTATAAGAGTATATCTACCAGTTATAATTGCTGAAGTTGGATTACCGTCTAGGAAGGTTGTGGCTAATCCACTTATTCTGCCTACTTCATGAGGTTGATAATCGAAATTACAATCTCCATTACAAAAATCTGGTTTTGCTATTGCTCCATCTTTTATAGAAATAGGAGTTATAAATCCGCTTACATAACCACTAGCATAATTTATAGTTGGACTTCCAATAGTATCCCAACCTAAATCAAATCCATATGGTTGCCATAAACCAACTTTATGAGTATAAGTTGTCCCATCAGTACCAGTTATATTTTCTGTAGTATTGCCATATGGATTTGCACTTGCATTAGTACAATTTCCTTGAAGGTCAGATGGTGTATAACACCACATGCTACCATCTAGATTTCTAGTAAATGCTTCTTGGAATATTCTGCCTTTTAAGAATTGTCCAGTTTCTCCAATTCCAGTAGAAAGAATTAGATCACCATCTATTTTAAAGTTTCCTCCAGATACTATTGCTCTTATATCTCCAGGTTGATTAACTTCAGATGGATTATCTGGAATATTGTCATATTGATTTTTATCATAGAATTTAAAATATCCACCTTCAGTTGCATCAAATAAAACATTTCCACTTCTTACATGTAATAGTTCTTGAGGATTTTCAAATGGTAACGTTCCGCTAGTTCCGATTGCAATATTTCCATTAGCTAAAATTGTTATTTTTCCAGAATTATTTGCGCCGATTTGTACGGCATTATCCATATTATTTCTATTCAGTTTATATCCAGCATTGCCACTTTTTGGTATAGTGATTTCTTTTCCTAATACAACAACATTAGTTAAACCACTTGGTACTATATTTCCTCTTCCATATACAAAAGCGTAATTACTTTGAGAAATTTGATTTGATGAACCGTATATTCCATTGTCTATTCCAGTTTTAAAAGTATTTGCTTTTCCAAAAATAACAGTTCCATAAACTGAAAAATCATTTTCTTCATCCATGTTTGCAAAATTATATGAACCAAAAATATCAGTATAATTTGAACCACTTTGTATAGTATTGTTATTTCCATAAGAATAAGATTCATATCCATAAACATTTGAATTATTTCCATATATAAATGAATTAGAATCATTTCCATTGTAAGGATTATTGCTTTTTAATAAATTACTATTTCCAAATATACCAGCTTTAGTTGTTCCACCACCAGCGCCGCCCTCTATTGTATTTGAATTACCATTTACTCTAGAATTAGATACTGTACTTTGGATTGTATTATCTCTTCCATCCACATGAGTAGTAGTGCCATTATTAGTATTTGATTTTCCAAGAGTATATGAATCAGTTCCAGTAGCAATATTGCTTTTTCCAAATACATAGCCATCAGGAGTATTATTTGTATTTAACAAACCTAATGTATGAGCTTTAGTTGCTTTAGAATTTATTGTATTTCCATAACCAAAAGTGGCTGAGTCATTTGCACTTACTATATTTCCACTACCATAAATACTAGCTCTATTTGCACTACTAACATTTCCTCTTCCAAAAATATTACTATTTGATCCACTTAAAGTATTAATATTTCCATATCCAACGACCATACTATTAAGGCCACTATTTCTGTTTCCACTGCCAACTATTACTGCATCTGCACCAGAAGAAGTATTACCTAAACCAAAAATATGAGACCGAGTAGAAGTTGTGGTAACAGTATTATTATATCCATAAGTTGCAGAATCGTTACCATCTATAGTATTTGCAGATCCAAAAACACTTGCTCGATATGTATTATTATTATTACCTATTACATTCTCTTGACCAAAAATATAATCTCCAGTGCCATCATAGAAGATATTTGATTTTCCTACTATAGTTGAATCACCATTAGCTTGTGAAACATTATTTCTTCCAAAAATATTAAGATTATCTCCTTCTTCACTAATATCATTACTATATCCAATTGATATATTATTAGCGCTATAATCACTTATACCATTAGCATTACCAATAATATAATTATTACTATTAGCTATTCCGTTTAAATTACTTAAACCAAAAATATAAACATTACTTGATTCATTACCATCTGAATTAGAATAACTAGCATTACTTCTTCCTATAATATAAGAATTAAAATTTTTACTATTTCCTAAATCACTATTATTTCCTATTAAATTTTCTTCTCCAAATATATAGCCACTAGTTCCATTATTATCATTATTTTGTCCAACTGTATAAGATCTTGGCGCAGTAGCTATATTTCTTTCACCAACTATAACTTGTTTTTCATTATAGGACTCATTGATTCTTCCAACTATTGTTGTTTCAGAACTTTTTAAACTATTAATATTATTTTTACCAACAATAATAGCTTTAAATCCACTATTTAAATTATCACTTCCATAAACATCAGAATAGTATCCACTTCCATTGATTGTATTTCCTCTTCCAACTACATTTGAGAAATTTCCATAATGAGTTATGTTAATATCTTTACCAAGAGAGACTATATCAATTCCAGTAACATTAGAATCTTTTCCTCCAACCCAATTGCCAGTTCCAGAAACAAATATACATTCTCCAACTAAATCAGAAGTATTTGCTGAAGCTTCATTTCTTCTTCCTACAACAAAATTTCCACTCCCTCTTGTTAATATATTATAATCTCCATAGATATGATTTTCAACACTTGGTTTTTGTATTCTATTATAAGTTCCTGCTACAAAATTTATATCACCATATCCAGTATTACTATGACCATAAATTTGATTTGTTAATCCAGAGTTTAAATTTAATCTTCCATAAACATCAACTTCAATTCCACTAACGTTATTTTCTAAACCATAAACAGAAATTTTTTCAAGCGCGCCGCTTTTTATTTTAATTAAATTATTTCTTCCATAAACTAAAGTATTTTTTCCACTTACTTTATTGTAATCTCCATATACCAATGAGTTTGCCCCTGCCTCAGTTGCATTACCAACAAAGTTATGTTTTCCTACAATAAATGATCCAGTAGAAAAAAGAAAGCCACTATTATAATTACCAAATATTTTTACATCATTTGAGTTTAATGTATTATCGTGACCATGAACATGATGATCTGATCCAGTGATATAATTATTTTCTCCAACAATTGTGATATCGCTTCCGCTAACAAAATTTCCAGTACTAAAAATTCTATCATTATTTCCAAGCACATTATTTAAATCACCAAATACTTTTATATCAACACCAGTTGCGTTATTTCTAGAACCAAATATTTCATTTCTTGTTCCAGTATTAACATTAAATTGCCCAATGGTTATAGCATATAATCCTCTTGTATTATTTGTATGGCCAAGATCTGTTACTCCAGAATTAAGACCAGAAATTATTCCAGAACCATTTAATATAAAATTTCCATCGTAAAGCCTAAGAACGCAAGATCCAATATGAGGAAGACGAGCATCACTACCTTTTCCACTTATCATTAAGTTTCCGCTAATAAATCTATATCTACCATAACGATTACTTAAATCATCAAGAATATATGGATCTAAATTTTGAGTAACAAAATATTGATCATTAGCTAGTCTATTTAAATTATCAAGAGTTACTTTATATGTAACTCCATCTTGAACTATAGGAAAAATATCCCCTGTTTTTGGATATGGATTTTCGAATAACTGAGATATTTTCTTGTTCGCCATTAATTTTTCCTTTTACCTATCATAAATTTACACGTAAAATTAGTATAATACTTGAAGATTGCTAACTAAAAGATCATTGTCTTCTTGTAGTATATAACTTCCATCTGTAACATTCGCTCCTGGTAATGCAGGTAGATTTCCACTTTCAATTAATATAAAGTCTTCTATTTTTTCAATTCCTAAAATACCAGAAGCTTGCATTCCTTTATTGTAATTTTCAGTATCGACTTCTGTTGTAAAATTTAACTTAGCAGTTTTTCTTGCGCCAATTTGATTTGCATAGGAGATTCCATCAAATTTACAATTAAAAAATTGATAATTAAAAGCATTTTCAAATCTTTTTTCAAATTTACTAGATTGATTTTGCCCAGTCCAAGTAAAATTAGGATCATAAACGCAACTATTTTTACAAGATATAGAAATATTATAATCTGCATCTTCTCTAATTAAACTTGCAAGATCATCATATTGTTGATCACCAACAATCATATCTACTGAAAGATTAATTATTAATGGAAGATTAATCTCTCTATCAATTGGAAGTTTGTATCCAATAGCATCCATATTTTCTCTATTAAATTCAAAACCAAATTGATAACCTTGTATTTTTACATCATTTAAATTTAATCCATATCCAGAGCTATTGATATTCATATTAATATCTCCTGGTTGAAGAGCAGCTATTGGATTTTTTGAATCAAGTTCAGAAGGTATATTAAATTTTATACCAGTATTTGTTTCGTAAGTTTTTGGATTAACATATGGAGTATTTACTCCACTTCCGCTCATTTGAAATAACATATTTTCACCAATATAATTAACTTCTGCAGTTATAAAACTCCCAACAGAAGCGCTTTGATTATAAGATGCAAGATAACAATTTCCAAATCCTATAGTTCTATCTGTTTTAGATTTTTTATCAGCACTTCTAGCTATAAAAGTTTGATCATCTGCATTTGAAAAATCTTCATATAGATTTAAATTTTGATTTTCTTTATCTTCAGAAATTGAAATAAAAATATTTCTTTTATCTTTAGTTGTTAATGGCCAATATGGGTCTGTTGTTATACAATCATATTCATTATATTCTGAAGGATTAGTAATAAATTGATTATTAATCAAATCATAATCAACATCTTCTTCTCCCCATCCAGTAATTTCATTTTTATTAGCTTGTATATAAGCTAGAGAGGTTTGATAACTTGTATCAATATTTGTAACATTTTGGAAAGATCCAACGATTGTAGAGTTCCAATTTCCAGTAAATATTCCATTTGAATCGTTATAAGAAATATTTTCACTTATTTGTCCAACGTTATTAAATCCCCAACCAGTAATTTTATTGTTTTCTAAAAGTGCAAGAGTATGAAACCATCCTGCATGAATTGATTTTACTCCAGTTAATTGTCCAACTGGAGTATTATTCCAATTTCCAGTAAATATTCCGCTAGCATTATTTAAATTTCTTACCCCTGCAACTTGACCATCATCATTCCAACCCCATCCAGTAACTCTTCCATTATTTAAAAGAGCAAATGAATGTAAATGACCAGCACTTACTATTCTTACGCCAGTTAAATTATTTCCATGCGAGGATTGAAGATAATCATTATCTCCCCAACCAGTCACCATTCCTCCACTTATATTTCTAATTGCCAAAGAATGATATCCTCCTGCAGAAATACCAATAATTCCAGTTAAATTATTTCCACCAAGAGCTTGTCCAGAGCTATCATCTCCCCAACCAGTTATTGTTTTATTTTTTAATAAAGCTAATGAATGATATGCTCCTGCGCTTATTCCACTCGCACCAGTAATATTACTTATTGGAGTATTACTCCAATTTCCAGTAAACAAATAATTAGCATCATTATATCCAGTTGTTCCAACTGCTTGGCCCTCGTCATTTGCTCCCCAACCAGTAATTTTATCATCAGAAAGTATAGCTAAAGTATGTAAATAATTTGTGCTAATTTTTTTAATGCTAGTTAATTTACCTATAGCAGTATCATTCCAATTTCCTGTAAATTGTCCATTTGCATCATTATAATCTAAATTGTTTGTTAACTGGCCTTCTGTATTATCGCCCCAACCAGTAACAATTCCACTATTTCTTATTAAAAACGAATGATAAACACCTGCTGCGATATCTATATTATTTATATTTTCAAATTGTATAATTGGGTTTATATTTTTACCAACATAAAATGGAACATTAGAAGAAACAATATTTGGATTTGGACTTTGAGCTGGTTGTATATATTCAAAACATGGAGAACCAACTCCAATTCCTTCTCCACGACTAGAAAGTTGAGGGTAACTTTTTGAATAATCTCTATTTAAAAATCCAGAAAATAAAAAAAGAGGATCTCCATTATCAGTTCTATAATGATACTTATCTCCTGTATATGGATAATCTAATCTTGGGTGATTTATATTAAATCCCATTCTAGCTTCATTTCTTAATGAGGAGAGTATATAAGAAAACGAAACGTTTACTTGAGGTTTATTTAAATGTATTCTATCGACAGACGCGGCTTTACCAATTTGATTTATAATTGTTCGATTTGTTGATATGTCATAAGATATATTTTGTATTCTATCTAATCTTTTTAAAAGATTATGATTTCTTGGAAAAGTATTTTGATTTTTATCTTTAGGTATAACAGCATTTATAACCGCTGGATTTGGGCTAATATGCTGAAAGTTCTCATAGGTTACATAAGGAAAATCTTCATGATTATTATTCAAACCTCCAGAATAATTAATAAAATGATTACCACTTGCTGGACATGGCCCAATAAATAAATCTTCAACATTATAAATAACTTGATTTTTAGCCATGAACCTTATACCTTTCATCTAAATTTACACCATAAATTAAAAATTTAAGTGTATTTATATTTAGGATGAATTATAATTCTGAAAACTACGGCTTTGAACAAATTGAGGCTGCTCGTAGAGGTCCAAAATCAGGCGCTCAAACCCCAGCAAAACCAGGCGAAAAAAGAAAAGGTTCTTCTCGCAATAAACCAGGAAGTGCTGGAACAAAAAGCGATAAGGCAATTGAATTTTCTAAAAAAGTAATTGAAGCTCTTAAAAATAAAGTAAAAGAACACAATAGTAAAAACAAGAAAAAAGTAACTCTTGGCCAATTAAAAAAAGTATATCGTCGTGGCGCAGGTGCATTTTCTTCTTCTCATAGGCCAGGAATGAGTCGAGGTGGCTGGGCTATGGCACGCGTTAACATGTTTCTAAAAATGGTACGCGGTGGCAAAGTAAAAGACTCTTATAAAAAAGCTGATAGTGATATTGCAAGAGCCTCGGTTTCTAACTATGAAGTAGAAGCTAATTTTGAACCAGACGATGAAGATTTTGCTCAAGCAGAAGAAGATTTAAAAAATTATGATTTAAATGATTTTGAATTTAATGATATTAATGAACTATATCTTGATGATGAAGAAGATCGTGTAATATACGGTTTGGAGAATATATAATTATGAAAAAACATAAATTTGAATCAATTTTCGCAAATATTAAAATTCGCCCAGTAGTAAGCGAAGAGAAAGATAAATATCTATCTCTTGCCTCTATTAATAAACTAAGAAAATTTTTACCAGATATTAATACAGAGGATAACGTTGATCTTCTTCCTATTGCTTTTGATGCTTGCGTAGTAAATCGTGTTAATAAAAATGGTGATGTTATGGATGGAGCTACAGCAGCTAAAGTAACAAAGAATTTTGTTAATAAACCAATTAATATTGAACATAATCGTACTCAAGTTATTGGATGTATTGTATCTGCTAATTTTAGTAAGTTTGGCTCAAATGAGAGTCTAGCCGAATTAGATGTTAAAGATATGAAAGCTCCATTTAATATTACTCTTGGTGGAGTTATATGGAAAGTTGTTAATAAAGATTTAGCAGAACAAATAGAAGAAAGCAACGATCCTACTAGTGAAAATTATATGAGTATTAGTGCTAGTTGGGAATTAGGATTTAATGATTATAATTTAGTAGTATTAGATAATGGCGAAAAGAATATTGAAAATGCTGAAGTTATATCTGATGCTAAAGAAATTGAAAAATATAGCGGCAAATTAAGATCTAATGGTGGTACAGGAAAATTAGATAATAATAAATCAATTTACAGACAAGTTCTTGGTAAAGTAGTTCCTCTAGGCATAGGATTAACCCTAAACCCAGCCGCCGATGTGCAGGGTGTAGCCGTACAAACTGAAGGTCCAGTTGAATTAAAAATCAATGAAAATCAAAGTTCAGAGGATCAAAAAATTGAAGAATTACCCTTAGAGGATAATGCTTCAGAAAATAATATTTCCCAAGAAGACACTTTAAATGTAAAAAAGGAGAGGATATATATGAAAATAACCAAAATTGAAGATATTACAGATGCACTGCTTAAAGAGGTAACAGCTAGTTCTATTACCGAATTTGTAGCAGAAGAAATTAAAAAGGCTAACGATCAATTCTTAGTCGAAAAATCAGAAAAAGAGAATGAACTTAAAGCTGCTAATGAAAAAGCAGCAGTTCTTGCTTCTGAACAAGAAGTTGTAAAAAAACAACTCGAAGAACTTACCCAAAAATTAGCTTCACTAGAAGCTGAAAAAATCGCTAAAGCTCAAGAAGAAGCTTTCAACATGCGCATGGCCTCATTTGATGAAGAATACGAATTAAATGATGACGAGCGTAAAGTTTTAGCAGCAGATATTAAAGATATGAATGATGAATCTTTCTCTGCTTATAAAAATAAAATGGCTATCATGATGAAAGATAAGAACAAAGAAGCCAAAAAAGCTAAAATAGAAAAAGAACAAAAAATGAAAGCTTCAGAAGAAGTTAAAGCTTCAGAAGAGGTAGCACAAATTTCTACAACCCAGGAGGTTGTTGAACAAGCTGTTGATAATGGATCAAAAGCTTCAGTCGAAATTCCAAATTCAGCCCCAGTCGCAGAGCCAACCATACGTGAAAAATATGCTAAAGCTTTCGATATGAGTGGATTTGAAATTGTTAATAAATAAAGGAGAAAATATATATGGCACATAATTTAAGACCATTTAGACAATATAGCGAAAATGACGTTATAAATCTATTTGCTTTTAGTGGTGCACAAGAAAATGCCGCAGCTGGCATTGTTGCAACTAAAGGCGTAGCCGTTAAGGTCGCTGTCGGATGGAATAATCAATCTGGATACAATCCAGTAGAGTTACTCGGTGATGTTGGTGCTTCATACCAAAACGTAGTATCACAAAGATATGGCGTTGCACCTAAAATCCAAATTGCCGCTTCTGGCGATGCAGTTCTAGGATTAACCCTTATGGATGTTCGCGAGTTAGATGAAAACGGTGAAAAACTAGTTTACAAACCTCAAAAAGCAGCCGAAATGGGCGTTGTAATCAGTGGACAAGCAGTTCCAGTTCTAACAAAAGGTTTGGTAACCTATAGTGGCGCAACACAAGGCGTAGCTGTTGGAAACTTTGCTTTCGTTAGTGGTACTGCTGGTGAGCTAGCAGGTGCTGCTTCACTTCCAGCTGCTACTACTAAAGTTGGCAAATGGTTGAGCGCTAATGATTCCGCAGGAATCGCTCTTCTCAAAATTGAGCTCTAATTCTTAAAAGGAGAATATTCAAAATGAAATTAAAATTAAAAAATACCCCAGAGCAAGTAGAGCTAATCAAAGCAATGGCTAGCCGTGAAGGTTCCGTTGCAAGAGAAGCTCAAGAAGCTTTTGCTGCTTTTATCGGACCAGTTGTAAACAAAGTCCTAATGGAAGCTGCAACCTCTAGCGCAGTCTACACTGACCTAGCCTATGATGAAGATGATAGTCCTTCTATCCCTCTTGATCTATTCCAAGGCGAAGGTGAAGGTCTAGTCTCCGTTTGGAGTCAAAATGTAGCAGGTGGTCTTCCAACTTCAACAGTTGAAGGTCTATCTGAATTGAAAGTTTCTACCTATCGTCTAGATAGCGCAGTCTCTTTCCTAAAACGTTATGCCCGTCGTGGTCGTCTTGATGTTGCTTCAAAAGCAATCGAGAGAATGACCAACGAAGTTCTTATCAAACAAGAACGTAATGCTTGGGCAGTAGTACTAAAAGCTTTGGCCGACAGTGGCAACACTGTAGCTCAAGCTGCTAGTGGTACAGAAACCTTTACTCTTGCTAAATTGAATACTTTGGTCAAGAACGTAAAAAGAATCAATAAATCATATTCTGGTGGCAGCACAACCAGCTCTTATGGTCTAACTGATCTTTTCATTAGTCCAGAGACAATGCAAGATATTCGCGCATTTGCTTACAATCCAGTAGGTGGAAATGTTACCTCTTCTTCAACAGATGCAGGTACTACAGATCTTCCAGCTGGAGTTCGTGAAGAAATTTATCGCGGCGGTGGAACTCAAGAGATTTATGGAATCAGTCTCCATGAACTAATTGAGCTCGGACCAAATCAAAAGTACAATCAACTCTTTGACGCATTCTACAGTAGTACCTTCTCAGGTGCAACTGGTGATATCGTTATTGGTCTTGATTTGACCAAAGATGCATTCGTTCGTCCAATCGCTCGTAACGCTGATAGTGGAAGCACATTCACAGCAATGCCAGACGATCAATTCGTTGCCCGTTCTGAGAAAATCGGATTCTACGGTTCTCTCGAAGAAGGTCGCGTTTGTATCGATTCTCGCTCTATTGCTGGTATCGCTATCAAACGTAGCTAATTAATCTTTAGATTAATATTAAGAGGCCCACAGGATAATCCCTGTGGGCTTCTTTTTTTTATTAGACATTTCTAACTTTAATCTATACAATATAGTATAGGAGAAAATATGTCAAAAAAGAATAAATTAGATTCATTAATTCAAACTCACGCACAAGTAGAAAGTCCAAGAACATTAGATCAAGTATGGGGAGATTCTGGACAAGGTAAGTATGGAACATTAGTGTTTGCAGAGTATCAAAAATATTTAAAAGAATTGACTAAAAGCGATCTTCAAGCTCATGCAATCAAAGTGGGCCTTATTCCTATAGATAACAGAGAAACTCTAGTTAAAAGATTAGAGAGAGAATTTAATAAACATGTTTCTCTTTATAAGCCAGCTCCAAAAACAAAAAACGATATTAAGTTGAGTAAAACCACAAAAGATATTCTAGCAGAAGGCCGCTAATTTTGTGTAATATCGGTTGTTAGTCTGCCTTAAAAGCAGCAATTTAGTGCAAACTAATAACAACAAAATATATGGCACAAAGATTTAAGGCTAAGACGTTAATATCAAATAGTGGCATTTTTTATAAAGAATTAATTGCTGGCACGGGTATTTTTAACGGTCTTGAGTTAAATAACATTGATAATTTAAGTCTTTCTGGAGTAGATATAACTATAACAAGTGGAGTAGTTGCTTTAACAAATCGTCCAACTGTAAATGGCACAGGAGTTTTATTAAGTGGCGAAGTAGATCTTAGTTCAACTGTAAGAACTACTGGCGCTCAAACTGTTAGCGGAGTTAAAACTTTCGCTACGGGAATATTTGCTCCTAATTTAGTTTACAATACTGGAAACCAAACTATCTCTGGAGATAAAATATTTAAAAATAAAATACGAATAGGTGATGCTGAACAAGAAAACGCTATTTTTACAGATTCAGATAATACTCTTATCGTAAGTGGATATCAAAGTAGTTTACGAACCCTCAAATTAATTGCAGCTGGTGGCATTTATAACACATCAATAACTTTTGGTCCTGGTTCGGATGGTTTAGTTTTTAATTCCCCTGATTATTTCTTTCGTGATAAAAGGCCAGAAGTACGAACATTAAATCCTTTTTCTAGTAGACCAGTAGCCTTATTAGATGAAGTTGTTCTCAATACTGGTAACCAAACTATCTCTGGAGTTAAAACTTTTGCAACTGGCATAGATATAATTAATAGCGGTAATCCCCAGAATTTAAGAGTCTTTAATAAAACAGGAACCAATACTGGTGAATTTGGAATTTTTGGTTGGAATAATAATCAATTAACTATTGGAGCGCAGCAAACAAATTCTGGTATATTAAGAGATGTAATTTTAACTGGCGCAAATATTAATATTAATGCTTCTGGAGTTTTAAATATTTTTGATCCTGTTAATATTACTGGTAATATTACAACTACTGGTAACGTTACAATTACTGGTAACGTTACAATTACTGGTCACCTTTCTGCATCTTCCAAATCATTCTTAATAGATCATCCAACTCAACTTGGCAAAAAACTTCAATACGGCAGTTTAGAAGGTCCAGAACACGGAGTTTTTGTAAGAGGAAAAACTAGTGATACAACTATAAATCTTCCAAATTACTGGGCATCTTTAGTTGATGAGAATAGTATTTCAGTTAACTTAACGCCAATTGATGTATTCTCTAATATTTATGTTGTTGAATATAATAATAGAAGAGTAATTATAGATGGCAATAATGGAAATGATTATTTTTATACAGTATACGGAGAAAGAAAAGATATTCCTAAATTAACCGTGGAGTTTTAACATGGGAGTAGGATATAATCCTAAAATAGTTACAGATGGATTGGTTCTACTTTGGGATACTGCAAATCCCAAAAGTTACACAAATGGCTCTTCAGTAATATATGATTTATCTAAAAATAATAATAATGGAACAATAACAAATGTTACTTTTTCTAGAACGTTCGGAGGAGTTATAAACATAGCGGCATCTAATACGAGTCAAATAGTTAGTAATTTAAATTTAATTAATAGTAAATATACAGTAATTGGAGCGGCTAGATATTACGGAGCAACGAGAGGAAGAATAATAACAGCTGGAAATAATAACTGGCTATTAGGACATTGGGCTGCGGGAACACAAAGTTATTATGCTGAAGGCAGTATTAAACTAGATTCAACTTTTAATGACGAGAATTGGAGAATTTACGCTGGAACAGGAGATCCAGCTGGTACTGATTATTATGAATTTTATATTAATGGAAAATTTATTATAGGTAATAATGGAGGCTCCGAAGGACCAAATAACATTAAAATAGGACACGCTTTTGATGAAGTAAGTAATGCACAATTTTCTTTTTTACAAGTTTACAATAGAGTGTTAACGCAAGTTGAAATTCTTCAAAACTATAATGCTTTAAAAGGAAGGTTTAATTTATGAGCTTTCATCATTCTCCTAAAATAGTTACTGATGGATTGGTTTTTTATGTTAATCTAAGTAGCAAAAAATGTTATAATGGACCATTAGGATTGCCAGGATCTCTAATAAATGATTTGACTGGTAAAAATAGATCGGTTAGCGCTAGTTCTAATTATTTTCAATCTGATGGTAGTTTATTAATGGGATTTACGAGTAGTCAAACAATATGGTATAGAGACTTTGCAAATATTCCTGGAAAAGTTACTTATATGTGCACTTTTTATCTTCCTCCTGCGAATGCTTTTAATTTTGGATTAGATTATCCATTTATATTGTCTTCTTATGATGGATATGATGGTTTTGTGATATTTTTTAGTGCAAATAATTCACTTACAAGTGGATATATAACTTTTAGCGCTCAACAAACAGGAGGAGGATATCAAGAGCTAGGATATGATTTACCAATATCAAATTCTTCAGGTTACAATAAAATATATACCGTGGCAGGCACAGCAGATAATGGAGTTTTAAAATTATATGTCAATGGAAGATTAATAAATGCAGCTACTAATGACGTTTCAACTGTTAATAGTCAATCTCTTATTGAAATTGGATTTTCTGAACAATCATTTAGTGATACAAATCCACTTATACGAGTTTATTCTAGTATGATATATAACAGAGCATTAACAGGTCAAGAAGTACTTCAAAATTATAACGCTTTAAAAGGAAGATATAAAATATGAGCGCATCAGGTGGACCAGATTTAGTTCAAAATGATTTAGTCGTTTGTTTTGATCTTTCTAGTATTAAAAGTTATAGAGGCTCAGGTAATATAATAAATGATTTATCTAATAAATCTAACATTGGTACTTTAATCAATAGTCCAACATATAGTTCTATTAATAAAGGTAGACTAACTTTTAATGGATCAAATCAATATATCTCAACAAATATATATGCAAACAATATTGGCATATATAACGCAAGTTATACAGCAGAAGCAGTTTTTAGTGCTAGCAATGCGTCGGCTGGAAATAGTATGGTATTTGGTAGCGAAGGTACAACAACAAGAAAAGGATGGCACTTAGGAATGAGAAATAATGCTTTCTATTTTGGTCAATATGGAAATGATTTTGGTGGCGGAACAGCAGTTTCAAATACTATATATCATGTTGTTTGGGTTTTAAATTTAAGTATTAATACTGGTTACATATATGTAAATGGTCAATTAGTGGCATCTGGAGGTTTAAATGGTTTTATTCCAGACAATCCAATTTGGCTAGCTCAAGCTTATGATGTCAATACATATTTTGGAGGAGATATTTATTTAGCTAGAATATACAATAGAATACTATCTCCATTGGAAATATTGCAAAATTATAACTCATTAAAAACGCGTTATAGAATATAAAGGAGTGTAATTATATACAATGTCTAACATACTAATCAATCCAAATTCGGGGCTAATAGAATTTGCCACAGGAGTAGCTGGCGGAAGTTCTTTTATTTCTAATGTTAATTTTACTGGAGGCTCTTCTTATTCAGCAAGATTAAGTCATGATAATCTTGGAGGACTTAATATAGTTTCATATACCACTGGATCTGGAGTAAATTATTCTGGAGTAGAACGTTTTTCAATTGATGGTAATAATGGTAGACTATTTAGCGTAACAGATAATCTTAGTGGTTCTCTTTTTAGCGTTAATGATATAGCTGGATTACCAATAATAGAAGCTTTTGATGATAATACTGTTGTTATGGGAGCTTTTAATAGAAATGATTTTGTATTAACTGGAAATTCATTAGGATTAGGTGGACTTCCAAATACTGGAACTACTAAATTACTTGTTAATGGAAATTTAAATATATCAAGTGGAAATGTAACTTATCCAGTATATTCTGGGGCAACTGGCCTCATCTTTATTCCAGACGCAAGTATTAGCACATTTTTTGATTATACATTAACTGGTAATTCAACTCTTAATCAACCAATCAACATGAACAACGGACAATCTATAACTTTATTCTTAACTCAAGATGCTAGTGGGAATAGAAATATGAGTTTCAATAGCGGCTATTTGTTTTCTAATGGAATTAATCCAACTTTAAATTTAATACCAAGTGGCACAGATATAATGCAAGTTATAAAAACAAGAAATAAACTATATTGTACATTTGCTAGTAATTATTGATTATGAATTTTTCTGTTTATAATACGGAATCTTTAAACAATTTTCCAGATAGTGGTATTTATTCAACTTATTACTCTCATGTAGATGGTATAACTCCAACAAATACTAACGCTTATAGTATAGCCACAGATGATCAATACATTTATTATCCAAGTTTACAATATACTTATATATCTAAAAATATTCAAACAATAGCAGTATTAAATACAAATGGAGATATAATATCTCAAATCAAACCTACTATATCACTAGGTGCAAATATAATTTACATAGATAATGATTATGTATATTTTTATACTCAAGGTTTAACCTATAAATCTAACGCAAATGATCAAAATCGTAATCTTTATCGATTCAATAAAAATACATATAAAATAGATCCAAATTTTTGTTTAGGAGGTTGGAATAGTTATTTTCCTTTTTCAATTAAATATTATGATAATAAGTATTATTTTGGTAGTACCTCTAGCTCACTCACAAATCAAATTTATCCAAATTTAGATGACAAAAGTGACGCTGGAATTTTTATAATAAAAAATAATAAAAATATTTCAAATCTAAAAACTCTAACTGCTACTTTTAGTAAAATAAAAATTAAAGATGAAAATGTTTATATATGTGGAAATACAGCCTATTCACGAGGAACAAGAATTTATTCTAAAATATTTAGAATAAATAAAAATGGACAAATAGATAAAAATTTTTATCCATATATAGAAAGAAGCAATAGTACTAACGCTGGAAATGCAGGATCACTTTCGTCAAATGTTTATGATTTTGATTTTGATAATGAAGGCATATATATTGGTGGACATTTTCTAACTGTAAATGGAGATGTTAGAACTGGATTAGCAAAAATAGATTATAGTGGAAATATAATAAGTGGTTTTAATACTGATCTAAGACAATCAATAAATTCAACTGATCTTGTGCGAGCAGTTGTTACTTCTGGTAGTGGGGTTTTTATTGGAGGATCTTTAAATTACAGCGGTGATACTACAAAATCTCGTTTATTGAAACTTAATAATGATGGAACATTAAATACTCAATTTACGGGATATCAAGCTATGAGCACTAATACTGTATATAATCTTTTGTTATCAGGAGATAGTTTATATGCTGGTGGAAATTTTAGTAGTCCTGGTGGAATTTATGGTGCAGGTGTTATAAAATTTAATGCAAATAATGGATCTGTTGATCCAAATTTTAATGTTGAGTTCGCTAATGCAACAACAACTGATATGAAAATAAGTGGAAATAATTTATATGTATCAACAAGTGTCCCATATGTTTGGTCTAATAATAATGGAGGACTAGTTACAAGAACTGGTGTTTTTAAAGCTAATGCTTCTAATGGAGAACCAGACGCAAATTTTCAAATCGATTTCAATACTAGCGCTGGATCACTTTACAGCGTAACAAATATGTTAATAAAAGGAAATGAATTACATATTGTTGGTAATTTTACAGGAATAAATAACTATACATTAAATGGTTACGCAGTAGTAGATACTGTTAGTGGTAAACTTTTAAATACTATAGATAAATTTTCTTATGGATTATCAAGCACTGTAGGACATAGAGCAATTAATTATAATCCTAATAATGATACTATAATTATTGCTGGAAGTTCGACTTTTCCTTTTGGAACAGGATACAATTTAAATTACAACTCAAGAATAAATGTTTTTGATAATAATTTTAATATATTAACTGGAATACAATTTGTTGCTTCTGGTATGAGCAATTCTTATTCAATACTTCACGGAGCCCAAAATACTAATTCAATATTATTTAATAATAACACTGGTTATATCCCAATATCAGATTCTAATAATGTGTTTAATAGCAGAGTAAATATATATAATTTAGATAATGGAAATATTATAGATGATAACAGTCTTTTTTATTTAAGTGGAAATAATATTTTTAATTCTATTGTCAAATATAATAATGATTTATATTTTGGAGGAGGTTTTTCTCAAGTTTATTCCAATGGATTTACTGGAACAAGAGCTGGAGTAGTTAAAACAAATATAAATGGAGTAATTGATTCGTCTTTTAATTTAAATCTAACAGGTACTTCAAGTTCGTTGGTTAGTAATTTAAAAATTATAGATAATAATTTATTCATAATTGGAAATACTGCATTAACTGGCGCAAGCGGAATAAGAGTTAATAATTTCGTTAAATATAATCTTTTAACAAATTCCATAGACACAGGATTTAATAATTTTTTAACTACAGGTCAAACTAATATTAAAGACGTACATAATGATAGTCGAAATAATCTTTATTTTGTTATGAACTATAATAATTTTGTAGAATATACTGGAATAGGGGGATATAATGATAATTCTGGACATCTTTTTAAGTTTAGTAGTGGTTCATATACTCCAGATCTCAATTTTGCTAATAAATATTTTTGGCTAACAGAAAATATATCAATAAATAATGATAAAATATATGCTCCTCTTAGGAATACTCAAAAAATAAGCGGATCAAATATTTATAAAATAAATAAAAAAACAAGAGAAATTTTACCACATAAAGTTTTCCTTAACGGAAGTCTTATTTATGATATTTACGGTAATAATAATTCTATTTACATTTGCGGAAGTTTTACTGGAATAAATAATGTTCCTCAAACTGGATTTGCTAAATTAAACAAAAGTGATTTATCAATTGATTCAAATTTTTCATTAAATCCAACAAGTAACGTTTCGATAGCAAAAATTTTAGAAAAAGATAACCACCTATATTTTGCTGGAGGATTTAGTGGAGTAATTCAAAGTGGAACCACAACTCTAACTTCAGGATTATGTAGAATAAGCAAAACAAACGATGCGGTAGATACTTCTTTTCAAATAAATCAAAGTGGTTTGAGTTTACCAGCTACTTTAGACGCATCAATTAGTGGAAATTATGTTTATATACTAAATCTTTCTGCGCCATTGCTTAGAATTATAGATATAAATGCAAAACAACTTCAATTTACTGGAACTGTCACGGCTATTAGTACATCTGCATCAACAATGTATGGAATAACTACTACTCCAAATAATTTATTTATTTGTGGAACTGCAGCAACTAAAACTGATTCAAGATTAGTTGGATCAAGAGGAAGAAATGTTTTTATGGCTGGATTTAATTCTGGAGAAATTATACCGCCTTATAGCTCTTGGAACAATCAAACCAATTCGATTTCTGTAGCAGCAAGATATGTGCCTATGAATAATACTGTTGCTATATCAGCAAGTACTCCGTCTATTAATTTTAACAATACATCAAGTGCTTCTACGGCTAGTTTAGTTTTCTTTGATGCAGATAAAATGTATGTTAAAAATACTAGAAATACAACTTATTCAGCAACCCTTCCATCAAATTATACTTATCCTAGATTATATAGCCCTAATAATTATGAAACTTATATTTTATACAATAATTATTTAACTGCCAACCCAGAGGATAATATTACATGGATACATAATAATGGATTAACGCGCGGAATCATTAAATATGACGCTATCAAAGAAAGATATGATATTATCATATAAATGCTTTATTAAATATTAGATATTAAATATTTTTTCTTTTATAATAATGTGTAATATCTTATGAAAACTATGCTATCTAAAATATTTGGCCCCAATTGGAGATCTAGCTCATCTGGTATTGCAACAGTTGTAGCAGTTTCTACTGCAATAGCAATTCATTCTGATCCTTCATTGGTAGCATTTCTTCCAGATAATGCAGAAGCTTATATCACAGGAATTTCAAAATTAGTAGCAGTTGTATCTGGTATTATTTTTGCATTAACAGTAAAAGATGCAGCAGTTACTGGTGGAACAGTAGCTCAAACAAGTGAAGCAAAAGATAGAACAAATGGAGAAAATATATGAATAAATTACAATTAGCCGCAGTTGCTCTTTTGAGCGTATTTCTTGGAGCTTGTGCCACAACCAATACTGGAAAAGTTGATGTTGCAACAAGTGTTGAAAATACTCTTCCTTATGTTAAACCTGCAGTTGTGCTTGCTTGTACTGTTGTTCTTGATCAAGCAGTTTCTGGTAATGATAGAATTGAAAAAGCTAAAATGATAAACAATGTTGCAGCAATTGTAGAAGCTCTAACAGTTGGAAATACTCCAACTCCAGAACAACTTCAAAAAGCTCTTAACGATTATCTTCCAAGTGAAAAAACTCATTGGGCAAATTATGTTACTGTAATCAAAGATCTTTATGCTCAACAATTTGCTAGACTAAATGGAAACGGCGCTCTTGCTATTAAAGTATTAAATGCTATATCATCTGGTTGTAAAGATGCCACAGCAAGTTACGTTGAGTAATATATGCCAACTGGAATAATCCAAGCTTTACTATCAGCAGTATCTGGAATATTCGCAGCGATCAATAATGTGTTCGGAGCAAAGAACACAAAAGAAATGAAAGATCGCCAAGAGTCTCAAAAAGAAGTTGATTTTCAAAGTGAAATTGAAAAAGCAGTAAAGGACAAAGATCTTGAAGAAGCTCGCAAGCATATTAGCTCTTAATTTTCTTTTTATTGGTTGTGCTACGGTCACCCCTAATAAAATACAAGATGATAAATCATCTTATGATGCAACTACTCCAAAGCAATATGATAAAGATAATGGCGGATTAATTTCTTTCGTTGGTGATGATGCACTTATTACTCGTCAAGCGCGTGAACGATATAATAATCTAATTAAAATGTACAGAATTAAATTCAAAAAAGAAAAAGCAATTGATCTAACTGAAGACGCTGGGATAACTCCTTACAAAGATAATTTTGGCAATGAATTATTTCTTATTAGTAGCGAACATCTTGTTTATTTTGGTGTTATGAACTCTTGGCTAAAAGAAAAAGTTCCAGCAGATAATATACTAGATAAGACCATAGATAAAATTAATAATTAATATTATAATATGCCTTTAACTATCTCTAGAACATCAAATTTTTATACAAAAAAATTATCAGTAGATATAGATTCTGCTATAGCAGGTTTAACAGCTAATGATTCAACCAAAAATATATTTACTACAATGCAGCCAAATGGAAATTGTTGTCTTGGAGATAGCTCTACTGATCCAGTAAATCCAGTGTTTATAAGAAGCACTACTTGTTGGGCAAAAAACATAGATACTTCGCCAATATCTCCTTGGAATAATGGAGGTGGATATCCAATTGAAACTTCAGAACATGCTGGAGGATTTGGAGGAACTGGAACATTAATTAGCCCTAGACATATACTATTCGCAAACCATTTTAGAATAAAAATTGGTAAAAAATTAATTTTTGTTGATATGAATAATACTTGCTATATAAGAACCCTATCGAATTCTTTGCAAGTAGGTAGTTCAGATATTCAAATTGGAGTATTAGATTCAGATTTACCATCAAATGTTAGTTTTTGCAAAGTCGCAAGTTTTGATTTTTCCACTTTAGCACAATTTGATTTTTACAATCCATCACCGACTTGGAATAAAATTCCAGTATTTTATACAGATCAACAACGAAAAGCTTTGATAGCTCTTGGATATGGACAACCTCCCGATCCTCAATATTATTATTATATTGAACCACCTAATTATCTCTCAACAAGTCAAGAAAATATTCAAAGAGCAAATTTTTATGAAGTTCCTATTGGTGGAGATTCTGGATGTCCAGTATGTTTCGTTTATAATAATAAACTTATTTTATTATTTACATTTACTGCTCCATGGGCTGGATCTAGTGCTCCTTATCATATCAATGCAATTAATTCTGCTATGACCACTTTAGGAGGTGGATATACTTTATCATTATTTAATAAAAATGATATTATATCTCAAGAAAAAAATATTTCAATTAAAACACAAAATAGTCCTACAAATTATAGAAAAATTTTATCAGCACGAATAGATTCTGCTATAGCAGGTCGAACAGCTAATAATTCAACTAAATTAATATTTAGCACTCAAACTCCAAATAATGGAGTAAATCCAGTTTATGTTAGAAGCAATACTTGCTGGGCAAAAAATATAGATTTATCACCACTTTCTCCTTGGAACAGCACAGGAAATAATACATGGGCAGGAACATTAATTAGTCCAAGGCATATAGTTATGGCATCTCATGCTTCTATAAATGTTGGAGCAACAGTAATTTTCGTTGATATGAATAATAATTCTTATACAAGAACTATGACTAATCGTGCAGGAGTTACTGGCACAGATATTCAAATTGGAGTATTAGATTCTGATCTTCCATCAAATGTTAGTTTTTGTCAAGTTTCAAGTCTTAAATTAGCTGATTTTGCTACGAATTCAAATAGAGTACCAGTTCTTTATACAGATCAAGAGGAAAAAGCTCTTGTTGGTGATTTTTATAATATTGGTAATATAGATTTAGGTGGAAATTTACAATATGCAGGAGGATTATTTACTCCAGCAAATTCTCAAAGAGCAAGTTTTTATGAAACTGTTATTGACGGAGATTCTGGAGATCCAATAGGTTTTGTTTATGATAATAAACTTATTTTATTATTTACATTTTATTCAGCCAACTATGGTCCAAATCTTGGTTATTATCTTAATGAAATTAATTCTGTTATGACTAGTCTTGGCGGTGGATATACTTTATCAATATTTAATGAAGAAGATGCTCTTGGTAGTGGAAGAATAATATCCAATCAAAATTACATATTAAATTCACAATTCGATGCAGACAATCAGTATCCAATATCTGATGGAAGTTTATTTTTTGATAATAATTTTGGTCTTGACGGGCTTTGTTATGGTTTTAGTAATAATTGTGGGATTTTAACTAATTATCAACATAATAGCCCACTACTTTACGAAGAATTATCTTATGGACATACTTTCGCTAATAGAACTTTTCACGAAATAAATAGTCCATATGATATATTGCCAATTGGACATCCTATTCAACCTAGATTATTAAAGATGTTTGGCGCAGGTTCTCTTTTTGGAAAAAGTGGTTTTGACTATTATGGAGGGGATTTTTTCTACCTTAAAACAATAACAAATACAACATCTTTCTCTCCAAACTTCAATCAATCTTGGGCAAAATATGGAGTTGAGCAAAGCGTAATAATTCCATCTTGGGCAACTAAAGTAGTATATGGAGTAAAATATCTTGCAAAAAGTGATGACTTATTTAGAGATAATAATTTTGCTGGTTTAAAATTAAATTTTAGATTACCATATATTGGTATCTCGCATAGAAATTATGTTAATGTTCATTTGATAAGAAGATCTACAGCATCAGCAGTAGATACTTTAGAATCACTTTATGGATCAAATGTTTACACATATTTTGATGCAGACCACGAAGCAAATGCAATGTCTCAATGGTTAGGACCAAACGTAAGCAGAGTAAAAGTAAGAAAAAGATCTTCAACTATTATAGACAGCAATACAAATCAATTTATTAAAATAAAAGATACAATAGATATTCCAACTTTTTCTAGCTCTAGTGCTGAACCAGATTTTGGAAATGGTCGCCCATATACTGTTTCTCTTGAAATGTTTTTTGCTGAATGGCTTACTAATTTAGATGATAATCCAAATATTTCAACTGGATCAATTTATTTCTATGAGCCGTTTATTTATTTTTTATAATGTTAAAATATGTTAAGCAAAAAATCCTTAGATCTTATCCTTGAATTTGAAGTTGGCGGTGGCGAAAACTATTATAATAAATTTTTAAAAAGTCCAGCATGGCCAGGAGAGCAAAGCGGAGTTACAATTGGTGTTGGTTATGATCTTGGATATGTTAATAAAGCAGAATTCACAAATGATTGGAAAGAATTACCTCAAAAAGACTTTGACAGATTATATAAAGTAGTTGGAATAAAAGGCATCGCCGCAAAAGATCTTATAAGAGGATTAAAAGATATATCTATTCCTTGGGATCTTGCTCTTAAAGTATTTAACAATAAAACAGTAACTAAATTCTATAACTTAACACAAAAAACTTTTCCTAATTTTGATAACCTTCCAGAAGATGCAAAAGGTGGATTAGTTAGTCTTGTATTTAATAGAGGAGCAGCTTTAGAAGGTGATCGTCGCCGCGAAATGAAATTAATAAGAGATGGTATGAAATTAGTATCCTCTTATGATCAAAAAGCATTAACCTTTATAGCTAATCAAATAAGAAACATGAAAAGAATATGGGCTGGCGGAAGTATTGAAAAGGGCATGAGTAGAAGACGAGATGCAGAAGCTAAATTAATAGAAGATTCCTTAAAAGTGTAATAGTCTTTATGAAAAAGTTAGTGTTAATATTACCTTTATTATTGATTTTAAATGGTTGTTCAGAACAAAGCTATGAAAGTAGAGAATTGCCTACTAAATACCCAGAAACCCCAACTATGGGTTCTGCAGACGACGTAACAAAAGAATTATACAAAAAATAATATCAATTAAAGTGTAATATTAGGCATGGCAACCTATTATAATATTACAGGATATCAAGGCGACTACATTCAATTAACTTTAAATATAAAAGATAACAATGGTTCTCCTATAAGTTTAAGTGGATACCAAGTAAGAGGTCAAGTTCGCTCAAATTATGGCGCTACAGGAGTTTTATTAGATTTAAATCCTACTATTACTAATAGTACATCTGGTACGATTGCAATTAATATTAACTCTTATATATCACAAGATATTCCAGTTAGCGAACATATTTATGATATTGAAAGATATCCATCTGGAATAGTAACTGGAAATAGTATTAAATTAATGCGAGGAAAGTTTTCAATTTTACCAGAAGTAACGAGATAATTTTATGGCAGATATTACTGTAGATGTTAATTTGCCTAGCACGATTAGTGTTGATGTAACATCACCAACTCAAGCTTTA